CCCTCGTATCCGTCTGGATCACTGGCTACGGCAATAGCATACTGTACGCAGTCGCTCTCGGTCTTGATTACCTTCGGGTAGAAGTCCGCATAAGCCATATTTGCCAAATAGAGAATATCCCCGATGGTTGCGCCCATGGAGATTATCTCGTTGTTTGTCGCCAGCCTGATTTCGTCTACCGTCCAACGGTGGCTCGTTCCGTCTACGTTCTTCATCTGCTCGCTTGCCTTGATTGCTAGCTGCTTCGTGAAGTGGTAGCCGTGCTTTGCAACGTATGCCACATATCCACTGGCTCCCATGAGTGCCTTTGCTGCCTTCTCGTATGGTAAGCTGTGGATGATGTCGTTCTCTTGGTGCTGGTGTCGCTCTTCCTCGCTATCGCAAGAATGGCGCAAAACGATTATTTTCTTCATTGTGCGCCCTCCTATCCTAGTTTGTCGAGTAATTGCTTTACCATTCCACGAATGCCGCTTATATCGCCCTCAAGTGCCTTGAAACGCTTTTCTGTTTCCTGCTTCTCCTTGATTGCCGGGTTCAAAGCTGCAAGCAGTTCCTCGCCCTTGGCTTTCCGCTCCTTGCTTGGCTCGTATGCCTTGATTATCTCATCGGCTTCATTTACCAATTTCCCAACTTCGGGCAGAAGGTCTGCCTTGTCGGTTGCCAGTACTATTTCGCCTGCAAAGGTTACTCCCAGGTGTTCGGGGATAGTGTAGATTGTCTGCTTTCCCTCCACCTCGATTGTTACGTCTCGCATAGGCTGTCCGCTGCTGGATATGGTTGCGATTCCAGTGTTGATGTGCGGCTGGTTGTCTACGACCTTGCCTTCCTTAACTTCAACCGTCTGCTTGTCTAGCAGATAGACCGGGTGATTTCGTTGTATATTCTTAAATTCCATAATACGCTCTTTTTAAAATAATTCGATAAATAGACAAAAAGGGGTCTCACTGATAACACAGCGAGTTGCCCCTTGATAGATTTTGTTTAGACCGCCTACGCTCCAGTTGTGGTTGTGGTGGTCTTCAGTGCTGCGATGATTGTAGCGTTCTGTCTCTGCTGGCTCAACTCCAGGCGTGCATCGTTGTACTTCTGCTGCAAGTCCTGCTGCCAGTGATTGTTCAGCACATCGATAACTCGCTGGGTGTTGTCTTGGTTCGAGCGGATGATGTCGCACTTATCCTGCTGAAGCTGGAAACCGATTGCAGAAAATCCTCGCTCTATGCTGCGGTTGTTGAAATCGAATCCTCGCTGCATTGAGTTGATGATGTCTTTCTGCCCCAGCTGGTTCTCGTAGCCCATACGGTTGATGTTCTGCTGGGTTGTGCAGCAACAGTCCTTCAACTGCTGGATGATGTTGAGGTTTCCGAGGTTCGCTGCGTTGATTACTCGCTCTGCGCTGAAACCAACCTTGCCGCCTACGTCTTGGATTGCTGCCTGAATGCCGCAAACAGAAGACTGCAAAGCGTTGAAGTCGCAATTCAAGTTAGCCGCCAAAGTCTTCAAGTCCTGGTTGTTGCCCTGGATTGCTCCCATCAACAAGTCGCTGTTGTGGTTGTCGCTCATCTGATTGCGAAGGCTGTCAATCTGAGACTGGATTTCGGCACGCTGTACGTTGCCGTTCTGACCGCCATTCCAACCATCACCATACATAAAGCGGAACATTCCCAACATCATCATATAGGCGAATGGGTTGTTCCAACCTCCACCAATACCACCGTTCATTGCTGCCAGCATAGTCGCTGGATCATTGTCTCTACCTCTAGCGAGCAAGGCTGCCGCCAGGTTGTCATTGCCACCGTCCCCAGTGCAATAAACTTTCTCGATTGTGTCTGCCATAAAATTTTGAGTTAATTATGTCGTGGAAGCCAAATATTGGAATCAGCTGCAAAGTTACTCTGATTTTTGGCTCGCTCCAAAAAGTTAGTGCAATGGTATTTATCGAATTATTGTCAAAGAACGCTTTTGGTTATTTTCTTTTTATTTTTTTTTTGATTAAATACAAATCGGCTCAACGTCCTTGTTTAGAAGGGTCGCTTGTGCCGTGGCAAGTCGATAGACCCTAGACGTGCTGATATAGGTGTACGCCATCTTGCACAGATGTCTCACTCCTGGAACGGTGCGGTTTAATACGGTTGCAATGGTCGTAATGCTGAATCCTGCGTGTATCATCTGCTCAACGACCATACATCGTGTCATAACGAGGTTTTCCGCTCTCGACTTGCCGAGAACGTCTTCTCTCGTAATGCTCAACTCTCCGTTCTGAAGTTCAATAGCACAACACTTGATTACGTTGTCTATAACTCGCCATAGTTCTTTCTCCTTGTCATTCATAAATAAAATGTTTTAATCGTTGCCCAACATAGAATCAATCATTCCATCAATGGCTTCATCTGTCATATCCTTCTTAATAGAAGAATCTGCGCAAATTGACTTCATCATCATAGCTACCAAGGGGTTGTCACTCTCCAGCGTGGATTGTATCTGTTCCTTGTATGCTTCGTGAAGATCGCCCGATTCCTTGTAATCCAAAAGAACCGTGCGCAAGGCTTTCACTACGTAATTATCCGTCAGCAAGGGATTGTCCCTTGCCGATGATAATTTAGTAAGAAGCACAGCCAGTGCTTCATGTAATTGTTTCTTATTTTTCTTCATATTGTCTTACTTCTAAATTGACTTAGAGTTCAATTAAACTGGTGGTTCACTTGGTGTAAAATTCATCAAATATTGCGCTATGGTCTTTCCAACTCTGAATCCACCAGCCTTTGTAAATGGGTGTACAAGGTCTGAGATTTTCCCATTTCGGTTAAGTGGATTTACGCTCATACTTTCGAAAACTGGTACATACGGAATACTCATCATTCCTGCAATCTTTCTTGTCTTCTCAGCACAATACATTCCTCTTCGTGCTTTATCGAGTTTTGTAAAATTTGCGCCTTTGACGGGTTGTGGGTCTTCTGTTATATCTTCGTCACCACGTCCTGATATTTGAGAACCAATGATTATTTGAGCATTTGGCATCCATGCTTGAAGCTTCATTATCATAGAACAAATTGCTCCTTCAAAAGTCGTGATGTCATAATCACCACCAAAAACATTGTAAACAGAATCTGATGCCCAATCTGCATCCTTCGTTGCGCCATTAATAAAAGCAGGCGTTTGGAAATCGTCAGATGTATGATGTGAAGGGGTAGCAGAATTAGTATCTGTAATAAATATAGCATCTATAGAATCTTTAATTGATGCAGGAAATTGAGCCTTTATTCTATCCCAAGCTGCTAAATATCCGTGCGTCTTAGTGAATCCTTCCTTTTCTTCCGCACTATCAAAGTTGACAAAAGGATATGGTCTGTCTCCTGAATATCCAGTTTCTGTATGCGCATATTGAACCCAATCTTGATATTCATACATAGCAGAGCCAACACCTCTGGAATAAAATTCTTTCAATCCAAGATACTTAGCAATATACAATTGCCAATTATATCCCCAATCTGCTGCGTATGGACTTGATGCATGTCCCATTGACGTACCAGTTCCTTGCCCTATATAGGTAACACTATCGCCATAAAACGCAATACATTTGCCAGCCCACGGATTTATGCCTCCAGCAGTAGTTACTTTTTCACTCTCGTTGAAGAACCCAGTCTTGTATTTTGGTGCATTCTTTCCATTGTTGGCAGCATTTCCGTAAATCTCGATTTCATATCCGTGTGGGATAGAAATTTGCCAGTAGCCTTTTGACAGCTTGGCTTTCCAAACAATCGTTTTATTATTATTCCAAACTATTGCGTTTACAAAATCACCATCAAGACCTCCTGGGTTTGCTTTCACAAGGAAAGATGTGTAACGGTTTGAACCCATACCATCAATCGGACTATCATCCTTGAACTTATAGCATCTTGGCTTGTCTTCCTCGTAATCTCCGTAAAACACATGACTACCATCACTTTTAAGAACACCCCTTCCACTTTCAGTTAACGTTCCGTCACTTATCGGGGTGTAACTCTCAAAGTCAGCATCAGTTACATAAATTTGACGAAGACAGTTGTCTACGAACTGCTGACGGTTTAAAATGTCTGCATCTTTGGAATCAATATAGCTTTTCTGAACTA